CGCAATCCTCAACGTAGAGGCGGCCACCGGGCCTTTCTCCGTTCCAGATGCGGTTCTTGAGCAGACCCTAAGAGACTTCATCCAACTACAGAGCAACACTATCGCAATAGCGACTGACCTAGTAGGTGTTAGGTCTGTTCCGTGGCTAGAGTTTACTTGGTATACCGGCGTAAACGGAACCTTCGACTACCCACTAGACGATGTGGCCCTAACTGACCCCACAAAGGTCGGAACGGCCAACTACTCGACCAAGTTGGAGAAGGGACAGGGTAGAGTCACCTTCCTAGACGCCGTAAGACTACGAGGCGAGACTTGGGAGAACATTGACAGGCAACAGTTGGCAATAGTCCGAGGAAGGGCTGACAAGATTGACAACAAGATTCTGACTGACCTAATGGCAGGCGCACCTTCGGGCAACGATGTTGCTACAGGCGGTGCCGGTGACGCAACCAAGAAGTGGGGCGGCACAGGTGCAGACGAGGAAGGCAACGTTCTTTCGGCTATGGACAACATCTTTGCTAACGCAAAGGTTAGCGGCAACGAGCCACTAGCGATGGTTGTCCCTGCTGACAAGAGAAGCGCTCTTCTCAACACCACTCTTTACGGAAACGTTGTTGAGTCCCTAGCAGACCACCTAGCAAGAATCGCATCCCTGCGAATCTACTACACAAGAGACATTGGCTCTGGTAGCGCTATGGTAAACGATGCACTTCTAATGGTGCCCGGTGCTGAGACGGCTGAATTCTTCACCTACAACGGTGAGGGTTTCCAAGAGACTGAACTAACTAGAATCCCCGGTCTAGGGTTTGATTGGATGCTAACTTCCTACATGGGAAGCGTTGTCCACGAACACCAAGACGGTGCAGGCGCAGGCGAGAACAACAGACTTGCTAAGATTACGACTGTAAGGTGATTAAGTGGCCGGTAAAACGGCTAAGAAGAAGACTACGGCAAAGCCAAAAAAGGCGGCGCCAAAGTCTCCTTCTAAAGCCTCACTAGTAAAGTCTTTGAAGGCTAAGGGTATTCCTGTGCCGGAAGGGGCAGTAGTGGCAGACCTAGAACACAGGCTAAAGTATTGGTCGGGCGAAGCAGGTTATAATGTAAGACTACACAAAGGTCTTGGAATAAAGTGGGATGACCACGTTATTAGCGCACTTAAGGATAGAAAGGCTCTATATTGGCTACCCGCCTCTGCTTTTGCTGATGCAATTGTTAGGACTAGAATGGTTTTGGTTGTAAAGAGGGGTGAACCCTTAAACAACGCTATTGTCCTAGACGTTCCAGAGGGGTTTGATGACGGTATCAACGGCGCAGATTCGTGATTTGCTTAACAGACCGAGAGGACTGAATGAGAATACGATTTCTGAGTATATTACCATAAGAACCGCAGAAGTCAATAAGAAGGCTAGAGCATCCGGCTATGTTGGAGTGACAACTAACGCCCCTACTGACGCACTAAAGGAGTCGGCAATAAAACTATTAGTTTGTGTTGATTGTCTTAGAGTGCTGATAGATACTGTCCATACGGTTGTTCCAGAGAAGGAACAAGGCCAACAAGACATTAGATTCGCAAAGCAATTAACATCTTTTGAGAAAGATGCTAATAATGCTTTGAGAGCGATAGAAGAGAAGGGTGGAACGGCGTTTAAAGTTAAGGCTACTACTACGAGAGTTGGTGGTGCGGCGGGGGCACAGTTGAGCGGAAGTTTGCACCCTAAGAATTAGGGTGTAATTTATGGCAGATTATTATTGGAAAGGTAAATCTGGTAGTGGTGCAGACCATTACAAACCTAGTCTTGCAGGCAATTGGATGACCACTTCTGGTGGTTCAACGGCACATACACAGGCGCCCGGAGTGAACGATAATCTATTCTTCGATGGAACGGCAACAATAGATTGTCATTTTGGCGCTTCTGAGTTTAGCGGTTCTAGTGGTTTTAATAATTTTACTGTAGAATCAACCTTCCCTAACAATCTGAATATTGAGTTTACTAGCCATACTATGCTTCTATGTGGTATTGCTACATTTAATAAGTATGGTGTTATTGAATCTGCTACGGCAGGTAAAATTGGTTTTATTGGTGAGAATAGCATAGGGTCTACTTCATCTATGTATGACGGAAACCCCTTTCTCATATTTGGTAGCCAAGCGCCGACACAGTATGGTATATTCTTAAACCAATCTGCTAGAGAAAATTTTACAATAGCAGTAGACTTACTATATATTGATAATCAAGACCTAATACTTCTAAATGGTATCTATCCAAACGTGCAGATTGTCAATACACAAGGCTCTTCAACTAACGAAACTTTTAACCCTACAGAAGACCCGATAGCGTATAGCAATATCCAATACTCAGAAGTAGATATGTTAAATTTTGAATGTGCTATCCCCATTAAACCGGCCGGTCAAACACCTACTTTGGGTTCACATAATAAAACTTACAGGATAAGAGGAACGCTGACTATCTCAGACCCTTCCTTTTTCTGGGGTAATACAACCCTAAGACTTACCCCTACTTCTGTGGGTCAATATCTTCCTGTTAATGGTGAGCATCAAACTTATGGTGGCTCTGGTAGTATCTTTACTGCTAAATTTAATAAATTAATTATTGACGCAAATACTTCAACCCCACAAAATTATTTTAGGATTAGGGCAGGTCTTACTTTATTCTGTAATAAATTAGAAATAAGGTCTAATGCTAGACTTTATGGTGCGGTGCAAAATACGGCATCCCACGCTAGAGGTTCAGAAATACACTCTATCAATAAACCCACCATTCATGGAGATTGGAATTTCTCACAGATTTCAGAAGGTATCTATAGAAGCACCGGAACGCTACCTTTGCTTTCTCACCTTTATGGTGGAACAGGATTACATTCTCTAGGAACCGCAGGTCAAGTCCTTGCGGTCAATTCTGGTGGAGACGCTATAGAGTGGTCTTCCTCGGCGGGGGGCGGCGGTCTTGACAGTATAGAGTTAAATCCGGCAGGCACATACTCTTCGTGGGGCACATCAACACTACAGAACCTAAATGATTTGTCAATACATGAGGGTGCAGGTATAGACTTGCAGACTTCTACAGAAAATAGCAAGACTTCTTTAAAGATTAATTTAGACCTATCAGAAGTGATAGCCAACGATGGTGCTAATAAAATACTAACTTCTGACAACGATGGCACACTTAGCGCAGAAACCATTTACGTTAATACTAACAAATTAGGTATAGGCACCGCAACACCCGATGAAAAACTAGAGATATTTAACGGTAAACTAAAAATAACAAGAGAAGAGACAGAAACCGTAGATGGGTCACAAGTAGTGCAAGAAGACCACGTTCACTTATCCCCCTATGACGGTTTGTTATTTAATTACTCAATAGCCTACGATGACCCTAACCCTGTCCCTATTGGAACCACATCAGACCAAGATATTAGAATTAGAAGATACAATAGCACCCACCACAGGTGGTTTTGGAATGCAAGTAGAAGTTATGTTAATCTACAAGTAGAAAAAAGCAACCCTGTATTTAGTCTACGGACAGGTGATACTGACATAGCCTCTGGTGATAGTCTAGGTGAAATAACTTTCTCTGCCCCGTATGAAGGGACAGGTAGTGATGCAATATTAACTGCGGGCGCAATCAAGGTTATATCAGAGGGAGACTTCTCGACAAGCAACAACGCTTCCTCTATGCTATTCTCTACGGGGGCAAGCGAAGCCGCTACCGAGAAGATGAGACTTACATCTGCCGGTAATCTAGGTATAGGCAACACTCCCGAATACAAACTAGATTTACAGGGCACCATGAGAATATTACCTACTATTACATCTACTGCGGGAACCGCTATCAGAATAGGTGCGGGCGGCGGTGGACATGATATTACTTTATTGAGAGTAGATGGGTCTGCAACTGATAATCAAGGAGAGACTAATTCTGGTCATTTTGGTGCTTCTATAAAATACATGGGAACGAGAACAGGTAATGAGAACTCACTTGCTTTCTTTATGGATAACTCACAATTAGGAACGCAAGTAGAAGCATTAAATATTTTGCAGAATGGTGTTATACAGATAAAATCAAACGCAACAACCGCCGCTAACTTCCCCAAACTAGAATTTGTCTCACAAGATACTGCTATCGCTAGTGGAGATAGTCTAGGGTATGTTAGTTTCAAATCTGGTGCCGACTCTGATGGTGATGATGGGTATGCCCAAAACGAAGGCGCATTTATAACCGCCGTAGCATCAGCAGATTGGACAGATTCATCCAATAGAGCAGAGTTAAAGTTTGGAACTTCTTACGCAGGCAACCCCGTAGAAAGTATGAGAATAAAAACTGCCGGAGAAGTAGGTATTGGTAGAAATAATGTTGATACTGCTTATGGTCGGCTACAAGTAAACCAAAGCGCAGATAACGATGAAGCAGGCATAGCGGTTAAGAATGTCGGCGGAAATAGAACAATTCGTATTTGGATTAATGGTCTTACATCAACAATTAACTCTGGGGATGGTGGCGGTGGTGCCCTACAACTCAATCAAGGTAGCGGAACAGTATCTACCGGCACAGGCTTGTTTACTGCGGGTGGTGACGCTAAGATTACAGGTGGCGATTTAACCTTTGGCAACGCCCAAGATGGTAAGGTTGGTTTAGAGGCTACTGCGGCAGGCACCGTAGGCAAGAGACTTACTCTGGCCGCAGGCTCTCCTGTAGCGGGCACGACAGACAATATTGCCGGTGGTCTTTTACTTCTACAGGGTGGACAGGGCAAGGGTTCTGGTGACGGTGGGGCTATACAATTCCAAGTAGCGACAAGCGGTTCTTCAAACGTAGGCGGAGATAACAGTTATCCACTAAACACTTATACCACATCATTTATGCTTACTCAAGACAAACACGTTTGGATTCCAGAAGACAATTCTGAGTTAAGATTAGGTGCTAGTAGCGAGTTAAAATTGATGCACTCGTCTAACGGACATTCATACCTAGACCATAATGGCGCAACAGATTCCTATCTGATTATTAGAAATATTGATGGTGACGGCATTCTCTTACAACCCAAATCGGGAGAACAAGGCATAAAAATATTAGATAATGCAGGCGTTGAATTATATTACGACAACATAAAGAAGTTTGAAACTACTACTAATGGGGTCACGGCAACGGGTAATAGTCATTACTTTGACCATTCAAACTCCCCTAATTTCTATATTAGGACAACGGCTTCTAATAGCCAACAGGCAAATCTGATATTGAAAGGTGCTAGAAATGGTGATAACACCATAGCAGAAATCCTATTCAAAAATATAGATGATACAGGCGACCCAGATGTGACATACAATGCCGGTATAATTAGAGTAAACAATGAGGGTGGGGCTAATAGTGGCGCCATGAAATTCTACACTAATAATAACGATACAGAAAAATTGGGCATGACTATAGACAAGAATGGTTATGTTTCTACAAGTAGGTTATATCTTACAGATGGTAATAATACTTATTCACACCTTAGAGATGATGATGCTAATTTCAAAATCGTTGGTAATACCCAAACTCAGTATCAAGTGAATGGACAATGGGGGGCGCACATTTTCTATACTCAAAATGCAAGCGGTTCTGCACCAAATAACTATACACAAGTCTTCAAGATTGACACTACAGGCAACATTACTCTTGGTAATAATGCAGATAGAACCCTGTCTAATCTGGCTACCGGAACGGGTGATGCAGGTAAGAATCTCACAATATCTGCCGGAAGCACTACTGCCGGGACTACAGATAACATAGCAGGTGGAACGCTTACTCTTCAAGGTGGGCGAGGTAAGGGAACGGGTGCAGGTGGAGACATAGTATTTAAGGTAGCGAATGAGGGTGCGGCAAATCAAGGCGGAGATGGCAGTTATCCTCTAAACTCCCTAGCAACTGCGATGACAATCTCAGATGACACTACTATTACAACTGCATCTAACTTGACAGTAGGGGGTGACTTAATTGTAAGTGGAACAACCACAACTGTCAATTCAAACACAGTAAACATAGGAGATAGCATAATTACTCTAAACGCTGACGCAACAGGTAGCGCAAGCGAAGATGCAGGTATAGAAATTGAAAGGGGAGATGATGCAAACAAGTCATTTATTTGGGATGAAAGCGAAGACGCTTGGAGTTTGGGTAGTGAATCTCTCGTTTTAGGTTCTCAGAGTATGAGTGACGGCACATGGTCTAGTAGTCTAGGTAATAGACAATTAACCTTTACTCACGCTGATGCGGCCTTTAGAATAAGACAAGAAAATTGGGGAACTATTTTAGGGACTACTACCGGAGATAACTTAGTTTTCCAATGGAATAGCACAGAGAAAATGGTTTTAGAATCTGCGGAATTACAGTTATCAAGCATAAACTTAAATGTGACAGGTAATGACAAATCTGTTTTGTTTGATGGGGGAACCAAGCAAATAGGCGACCATTCTGTAGACGGACTACAGATTAGGACTAATGATACTGACGGCATAGTATTCAAGACTGATGGTAATAATACTAGAATGAAAATCACCGGCGATGGAAACATAGGTATTGGGACTACATCACCTGCATATCCTCTGCACCTAAAAAGGACTACTCCGGGCGAAGCCACAACCTTGCTCTTGGAAAGGGCGGGTGGAGAACAATACCCACAAATGAATGTAAACCAAACCGTAGATGTTCTAAAGGCTTATGTTAAGAAAGAAGACTCGCCTACCTATTTTACACCCGGCACTACATCTATCACACTAGATGGACTAGATGTGGCTTCTTGGCCTACTTCAAGCGGCACTTACTACGTTTATGTTCCCGGCATGGATTGGACTTTTAGTTATACAAGCGCTAGTTTAGATGCGGGTGTTTTGACTCTATCTGGTATACCTGCAAGTGGTGATTATAGAATAAGGGATAATTTTGATAACAACCTTATATTGGCTTTGTCAAACCAAACCTTTACTTCTACACAAGTATCTAGCGCAGGGCAAAATTTCGATGACACTACTACGGATGGTTTCACATACTATGTTATGAGAAACGGAGATAAATTTACTGCTAACTTCTCATGGAATTCTGGCACTAGCGTAGGAACGTTTTCAAATGTTAGGGGTCTTTCAGAAGACTTAGTATCTGGTGATAGGATATTACAAGAGTCTCCGTTTTCTTCACAGATAGCATTCCAACAAGGAGATGAGGCAGGCACAGGTGGAACACCCTCTGCGGCCATTAGGCACAGGGTTGTAGACCCCTATGGTGGCGCAGGTAATCTTGAATTTGGTGTAGGCACCTATACTGCTAAAGACGTTTATGAAGCAGGCGCAGGTAATTACGAAGTATTTACTATACCCCGTATGACAATTAAGGGTTCTGATGGGCGAGTGGGTATTAACACTACATCACCTAATTATATGCTTGATGTGGTAGGAAACTTTAGAGCAATAGGTGACATGGATGGGTATTCTATCATTAATAACACAGGCGACCAACAAGCGATTCTTGCAGACCACACCGGGGCCGGAACGCCCGTTCCGTGGGACATTCGTGAATCATCAACTGCTAGTAGCAACTCAGCAAACTATGGGCCACTTAATATCACTAGAATGAATATGACCGCAGATGGGGCCGGTTCTAACCTTCACTTTAGGACTAAGAAGAATGATGGGTCGGCTACAGAAGTAGGTGGTATAGGCGCTACTATAGATTCCGGGCTTACGGCTAATACTGCCGTAAACGGTAGCCTGCGCTTCTATACTACTGCGGCGGGCACCGGCAGACAAGAAAGAATGACTATAAAATCTGATGGTAAGGTGGGAATAGGCTACAATAGCCCAAGTGCCGCTATGCTTGAAATATCACATAGCACCACACCAAATATTAGATTTAGAAGAGCGAATTCCTATTGGTGGGAGATGGGTCATACAAGTAGCGATTTCTTCATAAAAAGTCAAACCGGCGGTAATATTCTCTTTATGGAATATGATGGTAATGTGGTTGTCGGTGGAAATGATACGTTTTCTAGCGGTAAATTAAATGTCACGGATGGCGGTCACGAAGCACTTACACTACATAGAACCGTTAATAATACTGACTACGGCACAGGTATACATTTCAAATTACAAGATGAAGATACAATTTCTCATCTTTATGGGTCATACTATGTCACAATAGAAAGCAACCTTTCTACAATGGGTAATCAGCCTCTTGGTGCCCACGTTTGGTATACTGCGAGCGGTGGTAGTAATACAGAAAAGATGCGTCTTTCTGGTCTTGGTAATTTAGGTATAGGGTATGGTGCAGGGACAATTAACGAAGGCGCTAACCACGCTAAACTACAAGTCAATGGAACCATACTAGCAGACCCCGGAACATACAATGCGATAACAGGTAGTGGTTCAGATACTTCTACACAGGCCGCTTTAGTCACAAGAGGTTTTGCCTCTTGGATGAATGAAAGCAACGGGTATCTGCGTAATATAATTGGTTATACGGCCGGTGGAACCATTACTATAGGTCATTCGGGCACTTCACAATGGAACACCATTGATTTGATACCCGGACACTCCGGTAAAATCAGAATGTATTCTGATGACCCCGCCACTAATTCTGGTGGCGGATTCCAAACATTAACTGTTGATGACGGTATGGTTGGTGTGAGAACAGACACCCCCGTAGCGAACCTAACCGTAGACCAAGTGACTAACGATGTTGAAGGGTTGAGAATACAGAATAGTGCAGGTAATCCGGGTGACGTTCAAGGAATAACTAGATTAGGTATATCCCCTAGATTAGAACAGGTTGCGGGGGCGCAAATTATCGCTAAGGAGTATGACCAAGCAGACTATAGAACAGAGATGCTATTCGCTACTAAGGGAACGAATGCAAGCGGCGATGCCTGCACCGAAAGAATGAGAATTAGAAGCGATGGACAAGTCCTCATAGGCAAAACCGCAGGGGAAGCAAGTATCGCTAGGAAACTAGAGGTTGATGGGACTATTGCCGCCTTTGATTCTGGTTCGGGTGGTGGGATTGGATTCCACATGGGCAATTCCGAAGGAGAATTCCTTGTTTACACCGATGCCGGTGCATTGATTGTCAAGGACTATGCAGGTTCAGACACATATCCATTCAAGATAGTAGGCGGCGCCGCAACCGATACTTTCCGTGTAAACACAAGTAAAAATGTGGACATAGTAGACACACTAAGAATAGGTTCTACAACTTCAAGTAGTATGTATCACATAGAATGTAATGGGCTTGAAACAGGCAATACTTATTCCGGTTTCAAGAAAACTGTGTCTTCCGGTAGCGGTAGCGGGAGTGAAATAAACCTAATGCAATCTTGGGGCGGCTCTTTCCAATGGCAACACAATAGTAGCGCAGGGGCCAAAGTATTTGCTAAGTTTGTATCAAGTAGCGAAACAGGAAGAGTGGAATTATATCACAACAATGTCAAGAGATTAGAAACAGTAGCCGCCGGAGTGACCATTACGGGACTTCTCTCTGCTACTACAAAGTCTTTCGATATAGAGCATCCCACAAAACCCAATATGCGCTTGAAGCATGGCTCTCTTGAGGGGCCAGAACATGGTGTTTACATTAGGGGTAAAAATAACTCTGGCACCATTTCACTACCGGACTATTGGGAAGGTCTAGTAGATGAAGATAGCATTACGGTTCAACTCACGGCTATAGGAAACCCTCAAGAACTATATGTCCGTGAGATTAAAAATGGGAAGGTGCGGGTAGCCGCAAAGCAGAGGGGCAAACATTTGAATTATTTCTTCTTCATACAAGCAGAGAGAAAAGACGTAGAGCAGATAGAGGTAGAATCACATGACATATAAGTATGGCTCATCATTTGTAGAAGCAGACCCCGCAAGCGGAAACAATGTTTTGGGGTGCGTCTTAGATGTGCAAAACCCCAAATCTTATCCGGGGAGTGGAACAGATGTTAAAAATTTAGGAACGCAACTTGCTTATTCATCTGGTGATACAATAAAGGGCGTTTTAGGTGGAGAAATGACCGTTCCTACTAACCCACTAAGATTTAAGACTAATACTGTTAATAGTGCCTCTAATGATGATTATAATATAAATTTAGTAGATGCTTTGGATGATGGCGCCGAATCATTTCATTTCGCAGACCAAGCCGCATGGAGTCAAGAAATGGTGGCAAAAATTGTCTCCGGCCAAACAAGTTATCATTCTCTTACAGGAAGAAGTGCTACTACGCCGTGGTGGAATTTGTATGTAAGTAGTGATACTAATTGGATAATGAGATACAGAATTAGTGGGGGCGATTACAAAGATTCAACTACACAAACTACTGACCTATCTGAATGGCACCATTTAACTATTACTTGCGCTACAGATAGAACGCTTAGTTTTTATGTTAATGGGCAATTAACAAATAGTGTAGATGGCGTAAATACATACTGTCAAGTAAGTAGAGTAGGTGGCGGCTATATATGTTGTAGCGGTGCCGCTTACCATAATCTAAGGGGGGAATTTCTATATTACAGACTATACAACAAAACACTAACGGCAAACGAAGTTAATCAAAACTACGGGGCCGCATTGGGGAGAATGATATAATGAGCGATAACCTTTATGTTTACGATTATTGTGATAAATGCGATGATGAAGAAGTAGGTTGTATACTATGCAACCCGGCATGGCCGGAACCGGAGACTGAGTAATATGGGTGTATGTGGTGGAGTAAAACTTCCTCAAGTAGACAAACTTGTGATGTGTCTTGACGCAGGCAATTTCAAAAGTTTTGTTATGGGCAATCAATGGAAAGATGCTTCTAATAACGGACACGATATGTGGTCTTATGATGATAACGTGCTACAAGGCTCTGGTTCTCTTTCTAATTCTACTGTTATAAATTCTAACGATTATGTATCAACGGGTTGGAGTAGAGGAATTATTACGCAAGCGGGCGGTTGGGTAGGGACAGATAACCTTGCCGGTGGTGCGCCGTTTGCTTCTGGTAGTAATACTTTAGGCATCACATCTTCTACAGGTGCCACAATTCATATAGTAAGAATGAATACAGGAAGTGCGTATACGAATGCCGGATTTAAAATCTTCCAAAGCGGAGACGCAGGTGGCCCTAGTAGGGGTTATTTCGCACATATAACTTGGTCTGATGGTAAAGTTTACTTTGATACTAGCGGAAGCACTAATGGCGGGAGTGGTGGCGGTAGGGTTGGCCCTACGGCAGTTTTACACTCTGCGGGTGATTGGCAACATTGGACTTTTACTAAAGATACAGGTTCTTCTGGAAGTAATACACAAACAATTTATCTAAATGGCGCACAGGTTTTACAAAGGACAAATGCAGGTGCCTGCCCTACATTGAGTGCAGACCCTATGACTATAGGGGTGGATGAGGGTTATGACGGTAATGGTAATGAAAGACACGGTTTATTTATGCTATTCAATACTTGTTTGACGGCGGCAGAGGTCAATAAACTTTATCGTGGTTTTGCGGGAAATGCTTATGACATTCCGTGTGGTAGGTGGGTTCAAGCGTAGGTGGTATTATGGCAGATAGCGATAAGAATATTTTGATAAAGCCATCAGTAGGTAGTGCTACTAATTTCCCAGAAATTAAATTTACGGGTAAAGATAACATACCTTTCTATCTTCATGTGTTAGATGATGGAACCCTGTCTTTTTCTGGTAGGGAAGGTGAAGTCTTTTCTATTAGTGAAACATTGACAACCGGAGATATATTTGCAGTAGCAGATATTTCTGGTGTAAGAAGCATGGCAGTAAACGCTTCTGGCGCAGTAGATATTTGGCTTAATGAGTCGCATCCATTTAGAGTTAGTAGTAGCAATACAGAAAGATTTAGGGTGCATCAAGACGGCAACGTGGGCATCAATGATAGTGCGCCCGATAAGGAGTTATCTATTATAGGCATCGGTGGCGGCAACGCCGATGTTGATATTGCTAGAACGGGCGGTGCTACGATTAACCTACAAGCGCAATCCGCCGCAGGTATTCTCGGAACAAGCAGTAATCATAATTTACAGTTTAAGAGTAATGGTTCAGTTAGGATGACTGTCGAAACAGGCGGTGATGTGGGTATAGGCACTTCAAATCCCGGTTCAGCCCTATCTATAAGAAGAGCAAGCACATCACATCAACTTTTAGCAATTAATAGGCCCGATTCTGATACTGCGGCACTATACTTGGGTAATAATGGAAACAATGGAACAATTGCATCTAACAATGCTAATCTATACTTGGGTCGAGATTATCAAGGCACAATGACTACCTACATGACAATACTAAATTCTAATGGGAATGTAGGGATAAACGATACAACACCTTCAACAAAATTAGACGTAAATGGAACAATTTCGGGAACAGGGACTAGAGGATTAAGACCTTATTACTTCAAGGCAATTCTCAATAACAGTAGTAGCACCACAGGTAGAAAAGACCTATCCACTACAACAAGCGATGTGACGATAGATTGGTATTCATTTGATGTTGAGAATGACGGTAGTGCTTATTTTTCTTGGTCTGTTCTTGATAGAAGTGAGATAAGAATTGAGAAATCCGGTCTATACACTATTAATTTTAACATTGGGTGGGACAATAACGGGACAAATAGGGCAACTCTTTATGCTTCTATTTGGGTTAATGGGACTGAGTTAGATGAAACAAAATCCTATGGGTATTCAAGAGGGTCTTCCTATGGTGACAAAAACAACTGTGTAGGTTCTTATACGGGAATGTTTAACGCTAATGATGACATAGAAATTAAATGTAGGGGTATTGATTTTGATAACGCCGCTCAAGCAGTTTATACTATTAACGATGAATGCACTATACAGATATATGGGTGGCCCGATAGAGGAACGTAGTCCTTAAATACACTATTTCTATCGCTTGGGCTATGAGCGAAGAGATGAGCGAGTTAGAGATGGTAAGACAGGTTGCATCAGACCGATTGATTTACATGAGGCTGATGGAGAAGTGCATTAACGATATGGATATGGCACTTCTATCTTTGAAGAGAGATGTTGCAGAGGTTTCGCAACAGGTCGCTTCAAGAAACGAAGACTTGACTTTGGAAGAATCTGACGAGGAAAAGTCTGATGACTGATGTAGACGGGTTTGCACGATGGATTTTGGAGAAAATCGGTGCGATTATCCGTTGAACACTAGTGGTAATGTGATAATATGGTGGGCAGACTAGGTAAAATTGTTTACCAACCCCCAGAAAAGTCTTACACTAAAGTATTGATAGAGGAAACGCCTCACGGCTATAAACTGTATAGAGAGGGACAGGAAAGAAATTTTACCGTTATTCCTTTCTCAGCAGTAAAACAAATAATTTATGATAGGTGATTCAAATGATAGAAATACACGATATGGATTGGCTAGATGACTTGGAAATAGAAATTCCGTGGTTTAAAGTTGTAGGGGCAATAGTTTTTATAATAGGAGTAATGTGGGTCACATTAAGGTGAATATTATGGAGAATAATACAACGGTAGCAGATTGTGTCGCAGATTGCGTAGAGGCTTCTTCCGGCCTACTAGATGACATTGAGATGGTTCTAGTAGCGGGCGGTGCCCTTCTTGGTCTAGCGGCTTGGGGCTACAAGAAATACAAATCAATGATGGCAGACGGCAAGATTACTCTTGATGAATTGCTAGAAGCAGTAGATGAAACCAAAGAAAAACTAGAAGAAGCCGAAGAACACATAGAGGTTCTTGAAGAGGCTTATGACAAGTATAACGTGGCCGAATTGAAGGCTATGCTCAAGGAGAAAGGACTTCCTGTTGGTGGTAAGAAAGCCGACCTAGTTGCTCGCCTTGAGGAAGCACAATGAGTGGGCGCATGGCCCCTGCTTGGTTTCGTTGGTGTGAAGAAAGGCTAACATCAACCAACGTTAGGTTGAATAACCTTGAAGAATCACTCAAGTCTTACAAACAAGCACAGAAGCGTATGCTTTACTTTATAGGAGTGTTGGTGGTATTAAATGGTGTATTATTGTTCGGAATCTGATGTTGGTAGTAGGTTAGGGTTTAATAACGCTCAGAGAACGCAAGCATCTAGTAAAGTAAAGGCCGCTATACGCAGAGCATCTATTGAGATAGACCAAGAATTCAGAGATTACGGTAGAGACGCACCAAGCCGTGAGAGTGGTGAGACTACCACTACAGGCGCAGTTAATGTAGGTGCTACTACTATTCCTATCACTACAGGGGCAGACTTCGGTGTGTCCGGTAGTGGAAACATAGACGGCGACTCTTTCAAGTGGACAGGCAAGGATGGGGCTATCACAAGCATCACTCTTGCCAACGCAGGTAGTGGATATGCTATGAACGCTAACCCTAAAGCATTAACGGCTACAGGTGGCACAGGAAGCGGCTTTGCAGGGACTTATGTGACAAGCACTACTGTTGATTCTATTTCTCTAGGTGGCTCTAACCAAAACGCTCGTGACCAAAGCGGCGGTCTGCATGGCCCCGGCACCTTTACTCTAAACGGTGCGGCAGGCGGAACGTTTACTGTTGCTGACGGTGTAATATCTAACATTCAAATCACAAACACCACTAAGTTTTCTTCTGCACCCACAGTAGCGGCAAGCAATAGCACAGACTTTGGTGATAACACACTAACTGCGGTATTGGCAAACACAGGGGTTATTTCTAGCGTAGCCATAACTTCGGGCGGCGTATACACAGTAGCACCAACCGCTATAGCCATATCAGACAATACCGGCAGTAGTGGTTCTGTCACATCAGCATTTACATTCAACCGCCTTACAGGGGTCACAAACATATCCGCAGACCACGCAAGCGGTGTGACAATTCAAGAAGGGGATATGGCTCACGTTCTCCGTGAGGTATGTGCAGACCTAGCGGCGGCTTTTTACATGGAAGATGAAGGCGGAACAATAATGAGTGAACAAGGCGGCACAGTCCTTAGAGATAGAGGAACGCTAAACCTAAAGAGACTAGCCCATCTGGGAACGGCTCAATAGGTGTTAATATGGTAAGACAGAGAGAAGCAGAAAGAATACAGGGGTCTGTGACTGTTGATTGGCAAATTGATGAGCAATCATTAAAGAAAAATATGAGAAAGCAAATTAGGAAATTTACCAAGAGACAAAAATTAGAAGTTAGAAAAGCACTTAAAAAAATCGGTGAAGAAGAAAAGAAACTTTTAAGAGAATACATGAAAGGCAAGGGCGGTAGAGCCGAAGCCGTTGGTGAAAATGCTTATTTCCAAACGAGTTTTAATAAAGACAGTAATGATTACCCTACATTAGAAATAGGAGTCACAGAAACATTACCGTCAAAGGGTAGGGGTTCAGCAAATAACAAAGGGTTTCCAACAATGGATTTGGCTAAACTTCTTCACTTTGGCGGCAAGAAACCCAAAGCCGTTAGAAGTGAAGGTATGGCTATGGAACGATATGTTTGGTTTGGAAACAATTGGCCCGGAATGCCAAAAACATTAGACATTAAATTAATACCCGGTAAAGAATATGGGGAAGCGGTTGCTAAAATACCGTTTCTAAAGGTAAGGCAACAGTCTGTAGAAAGAAAATTGCCAGAAAGAATAAATGACGCTTTGGCTAAGACGGCAAAGGACTTAAGAAGAGAACAGGGGAAGGGAATGTAATGGCAGACTGTGACGTATGTGGGCTTCCTTTCGTTTCCGATGTAGTATTAGAGGATGATACTGAGGTAGCGGTTTGTTGCACTAACGTTTCGTGTATTGAATATGGGAAGTTGGCAACATGACTATAGCAACAAAGAATCAGTATTGGAATGCGAGGATGACAGGGGTAGACCCTTCTAACCCCGGTGGAAATAGCAACGATTTATGGTCTGGTAGTGGTGGTAGCACCGTTGCAGGCTCTTGGGTTATAACTAACGGGTCTTGGTCTATAACTCCGGCCGCAGATGATAATTCTCTCACTATTTTGGCTTGTTTGGAATACACTACTGCGCCTTCTGATAATACAGTCTTGCTTTCTCTATCAAACGGTAGCCATAAAGTAGATGTAAAATCTGATGGCACTAAAACAGGGCTTAAAGTAGTCGGTGCTACTACGTCTACGTTTACCGATTTAGATTTAGGGCTTGATGAGGAAAACTCCGTTCCTATAATGATAAGACTTACTCTAGCAGAAGGTGGCGCAGTAAAGTGCTATCGTTATGAGATAGAGGAAAACGATGATGCGGTAGATGATTACCTGTCTTTGACGGCCGTTAGTAGTAGCGATAACGCAGTTATCTTTGGGAACAATAACGGTGAAGTTAAATGGCATAGTGTTTATTACAGTAGATTTGGTGCCTTTGCACCCAAAGAATTAATGTCGGCAGACTTCGCACAGGACATACACGTTAGAATGGCTCTTGGTGTAGTAGAACACCTAAAGGATAGCGCCAAACCATACCTTAAGACGCAAGTGCCAGACTCTAATATTATCTTCGCATACGACTTATCAGAAGATAAATTGCGGTCTTTGACTACTCCTTTTATCCATGTGTATATAGATAATATCACTTCCCCAGAGTTTGATGCTCTATCTGGCTCTTCTATACAACAGTTATATGATGTAGACATTTATATCACCACAAAAGGCACCAACTACGAGAATGCGTATATGTTAGGATTAAATATAATGGGTGAAATATTCGATGAATTATACACAACCACAGGGCTAAACGGCACTACAGATAGCCTTGATAGTCACGAAGCAAGACTCGATACTAGAACCGATAATGACGATATAATTTGCACCCACCAACTTACTTTGACCTATAGAAGAAGAATTAAGATGACTAGGCGCTGATTGGTGTTTTACGAATATTTATAGGACACTTCGTTGTTAGGTGAAACACATAGAGGTATCATTATGGGTGTAGATTGGACAAATCGTTATGTCGCTTTGGAAAGAGAGACTTCATACGGTGTAGAAAACGGAATTATAACAAGTGTGGCATTAGACGGCACCGGAAGCGGGTATAACAACTCAAGTGCGGGAACGTTTACTTGGAGACTAGGAACAAAGGCTTCTCCGGTTTGTGGTGGCTATGGTGCTACAGGACAGATTACTTTCAACGGTAGCGGAACGGCAACGGCCATTACACTAACCAATCACGGACAGGGCTACACAAGCGAACCAAACGCCGCCGCTAACCATGCCACAGGCATTGAGATTGTAGGTGCGGCCTCTGGTGGCTCAAACCTTACTTTCACTATCGCAGGTCGCTTCACAAGCAAGGGAGTCACCTATGGAGAAGTAGATGACGAGTCCATGAAGCAAACCTTTGAGTTGCTTACTCGCTCTGACATGAGCCGACAGGTTGCATCCAAAGCCGTGACAAACACCCAATACGGTGAGGGTTCAGTAAACTTGGCCGTTCAGCCAGACGATTTCATGGGCAAAATTATACACTCCTTCCTACCTGCAACAGAGACGGGAACGGCATTCGCTGACCACGTTAAGATGACAAACAGGGGTGGTTTTTATTCGGCCGCAGGGACTTTTAGCGTTCCTCTAGCCACTAACTTTGGGACAGAAAATGCAGAAGTAGTCTGCAAGATAGAATTAATATCTACAGGTCTTGCACCTGCGGCCCAAGTAGCCGCAGATTCTTCTTCCGCTTTTGACGTAGGTGGCGGTTCAAGCCTTACAACAACACAACAAATGACAGAAGTAAGAACCCTAACGGGGCAACAAAAGTATCATAACTATCTATCTTCTGATGGTTCTGCCGCAGAAGCCGCAGTAGCAAACAGAGCGCTTTTGAATGACAACGACAAACTTTACTTCTATCACACGGATGGCACAGTTAAGTTTGCAGGTGATGTAAACGGCAACCACTCAAGCGCTACACAACTAAACCTAGATGGTAGCAACAGAAACGTAATACCCGCAAACACAACTCTTTACTCTTACAGAGTCACAGAGGTTCATATAGTGAACCCCGGAAAGGGCTACTCTGGTGTTCCTACCGCTTCCTTCGCAGGTGCGGCAGGTGCGGCAATAGGTGGGCTTACTTCTGGTGGAAACGCCGCCGGAACAGTAAACATGGGTGCATCAAGAACACACGTTTTCAACGAGCCTGTGCTAACAACCCACGCTTACCCATCCTACACAATGAGGGTCGGTAGGGGAGACAGGGAACACACCTTCACAGGTATGGTATGTTCCAAACTATCTTTCAGCGCTAACCTAAACGAGTATGTGATGGCTTCCGTGGACTTCGTAGGGAAGAACGAAGAGGCTACTTCTACGCTACGAACAGACGTTGATTTCGCCGGTCTAGCAGTAGACGCACTTCACTTCGCTGACGCAGAGGTTTACTTTGAAGACCACCCAGACAAGACTGTGAAGGTTCAGCAGATTTCCTTTGAGATTAACGTGAACCGTGACCTTGACTCTGCATACGCAGTAGGAAACAGGTCATTCACTCGTGCCCCACCTACCCAGACAAGGGAGATTACGGGAACGATGGAATTCAACGAGGTTCTTTATAGCGACACCGCAGACTATGTAAACGAGCCTACTTATGACGACCTAACAGGCTCAAGCGTTCACAAGATTCAGCCCGGTGCAGGTAAGCCTGCTATCAAGTTGAAGTTTGCTAGTGAAAGCGGTGCTGATTACATTGAGTTTAAACTCTTCAACGTGCGATTTGAGGCGCCCGAAGCATCAGTTAGCGGCCGTGACCCAAACAGAATGTCTGTCGGTTTCCAAGCATACTACGATGCTACTACGCTAGGTTCTGGAAAGGCCGTAGAGTGTAAACTCGTGGGTAGCGGTTCTCATATACAAACTACAAACTACGGGGCTTGATTAAATGCAAGACATTAACCAACCTATGGAAGACGCTATGGCAGACCCTACTACTACAGTTATAATGGCAGAGCCAGAGCCAGAGCCTAAGAAAAAGGCCGCACCCAAGAAAAAAGCCGCTTCTAAGAAGAAAGATGAGTAATTATGGATAGGCAAACCTTTACAAACTCTATAGGGGTTTGGGAGATTCAAGAAGACGGGTCAATACGTCTTATTAGTGAGGCCGAAGTGCCAATAGAGAGAAAGGTGAGAAAAAATGCCGGTGGCGAGAAAAGACATAGAATTAGATGATGGAAGCATAATAACGGTTAGACAAGTTTCTGGTAAGAAGAAACTTAAACTTGAGGCTAGACAAGCCAAAGTCTTTAGGGATTATAGACATTTTGGGGAACCTACTGATTGGACTACAGAGCAACACGAAGAATTTGCTGATGCGCTTGATGAAGCAGGTGCGGGACTACAGGCCCAAGTAGATGAATGGTTAGAAGACTGTATAGTATCTGAGGGTATTGAAATAGATGACCTTACATCAGCAGAATTACTAGAAGTCCTTTCCTTTGTTCGTGGAGATTTAGAAATTGATGAAGATACTGACACAGAGGAAGGTCACTCAGTCCCTTTGGAACCTTCGCAAGAGTAGCGCCGTCTCTTTGCATGGCCTTTAAAGGCGTTCTTCCCTCAGATTTGTGGGATAGGTATGACCGTGAGGATGGTTATTATAGATTACAATTAGATTTATATGTGGCCGCAGAAATAAACGACCAAGTTTCAGAAGCACACGCTAAGGCTGAAAAGGGCCATAAAGGTGCGGGTGATGCTAACGCTATGGTTGCTCGCCGTAATCAGAGGCGCAAGCAATATTTAAGCAACACCGATGACTTCTTTAGTGCCGTAGAGAAAGCAGGGGTGCCTGTAAGGAAGAGTGGAGAGGGTGATTAATGGCAAAAATTAGTGGCCCAAGAATATTCTTCGACATTGTAGGAACGTTTCAAGCAAACAAACTACTAAAAGATTCATCAGCCGCTATGACGGCTATGAATGCTATAGCCCTAGACGGGCTAACAGGCATTATGGATTCTGGGGGCGCTATTGCCGAGCAAATGCAGGCGGTAGTAGATGCTACTGTTCCTCTATCCGCAGAAATAGAAAGAGCGCAAATTGAGTTTCAAAAGTTTTTGGGAATTGGCGAACAATTCCATGATGGGATTACTAGACAAGTAGAAGACGTAGGTATGCAGTTTGGTTTTACTGCTACACAATCTCTAAATGCGGGCGCAAGAATGGCGCAGTTATCTAAAATTATAGGGTCTGAAACTATTCCCGCCGCTACTGAAATGGCGTTTGCTTTCGGTCTTATTGGTGACATGACGCCAGAGGATGCGATGACTAAACTTATTAACCTGCAAGCCCAAACTAACTTCTTGTTTGAGGAAACAAGTAGGGCTACATACAACACTATGAATGCCGAGCAAAGAAGGCTTCATGTGACAAAAGAAATGGCTTCTGTTCTCAACCAACTTAACTCTATAGAAGATAAATCGGCCGCAACAATGGCTAAGATTACTAGAGTAATGAACGAGTTTGCTTCCCAAGCAGACCTTACAGGTGAAAGCATAGCGATGATGGCCGCTATGTCTGCTACACTCATTGAAGCAGGTGAGGAACAAGGAAAGGCAGGCCGTGGTCTAAGAATGATTTATGCCCGTTTGGGTGCAGATACATCGGGTGCGGCTTCTTCTTTACATGAATTGGGTATTGAAACCAAAAATTCTGATGGTAGCCTAAGAGCGCTTTCAGATATTATCCTAGATTTGAAGCCCGCTTGGGATGGTTGGAATGCGGGACAGAAGCAAAACATCGCTCAACAAGTAGCGGGGAACAGACACTATGTTAGATTCATTAAATTGATGGAGAATAGCGATAGGGTTATCGAATTAAATAACGAAGCACTTATCGAGTCTGGTGCAGTAATGAGCGAGACAGGAGAGGCTACAGGTTATCTTGAAACATTGGTAGAAAGTAATACTGTTGCTTTAGACAGGCAAAGAGCCTCTTTGGAAAGAACGGCCGCTATGTGGGGAGACGTTTTTATTCCGGGCCAAATAGAAGGAATAGCAATACAAGAAGAAGTCTATAAACTTCTACTAAATATTGTCAATGCACACGGCAAACTTGGTGGGGCATTATCTGGATTAGTAAGATTTAAGACAGTAATAGAAACTACTTACGCACCTATGCTATCAGCATTGATAAATGTAAAGGCTATGACTATTGCTATGGCTACACAAAAAGCGCTAATGAGAGCGCTTTCTGGTGAGCAATTGGCTTATGCTAATAAGCAACAAGCGAATGCGGATATGGCCCAAATAGATAGTGACCAAGCCATAGCAGATATAATGGCAGAAATAGATGCTTTAGAAGCAAAGAGAAATCAACAGATAGAAAATTCTACGACAAATATGCAAATTTCAGAACGAAATGATATGCTTGCTAATGAAGAATTACTAAACTTGAAAGCGATTAAACAAGAAATAATTACAGGTGGCGCAATTAAAACAAAAATTGCTAGTAAAGACAAACTTATAGGTGATTATGTCACAAACAACAAACAAAAAGAATTACTTCTAACACAAGCAACTACCGCTAAATACGATGCGGAATCAATTGCTAAAGGCAACAATATGATAGAGACAAGACAATTACAAGAAAGCATAAATCAAGAAAAAAATACTAGGCAACAAGTAATTGCTCAAATAGAAATACTCATACAAAACTTGAAAGAATTCATAATAACAAATGACCAATACAGACTATCCGTTCAAGAAGGAACTATGTCCACAGAAGAATATGAAATGGCTTTGTTTGAATTGAATTTAAAATTACAACAAGTCGAAGGCACTACCGAAAGAACGAAACATAGTTTTAGTGGTATGAATATGGTAATGATGAAAATGTCTATGGCTTCTATGGGAGTCCACATGGGCATGAGTCTTCTTTCTCCTATCTTATTTAAGAATAAAGATGCCGCAGAAAAGGCTAGGTTAGAAATGGCCGCTATGACAGTCACTTCCGTTATTATGGGTATAGAAATGCTAGTCTCTATGTCCCACATGATGAAGAATACCGCCGCTATGACAGGTCAAGGTGCGGCGGCTGGATTTTCGGCTATGATGAATAAACAACTTTCTAGGGCTTTGATTGCGGTAGGTTTTAGTGCTAAAACTGCAACAATTTGGTCGGCTAGACTTATGACAGTCTTGAGTCTGGGGGTTATGGTAGCGGTAATAGCAGGTGCTATCTGGGCACTAGACAAGTTATTGAAAAAGTATGACGATATTGGTGATTCTGCGGCAGATGCGGCCGGTGCCGTAGAGGATTTAAACACATCGTTTGCTACTAATGTCGCAGATGCAGAATACACTATAAGCCCAGACATAGATTTCTCTGCCGCAACTGCAAGTATGCAAGAATTTGCAGGCGCTAGAGAAGAAATGTTCTTTGGTTTCAAAGCAGGTAGGGTGACAGGAGATATGATTAAGCAGGTGCAACAGGGCGGTATTGAAACCTTTATTTCTAATACAGAAGTGATTATGACTAACAACTTTAATGGGATGACTACAGAAGAAGTAGCAGAGCAAATCCTAGATGAGATTGAAAGAGGCGGTAGAGCAAGAGGGATGGCTATTGGTGCGTAAAGTTAATACAAAATACGGTGCTTGGCTTGCCGGATATTATGATGATTTCTTAGGTGCTAGGGCTATCCCAGATGATAGAAACACACCTAGCAAATCTGCTGATTATGACCATACAAATTCACACCACGGAAACCCAATGAATGGTGAGGCTACACTCAATCCTCGCTTTAGGTGGGCTAACTGTGAGAGGGCACATACTAGCGGAATAGTATATTTTACAGGATTAAATAATAAACTACTAAGGAACAAAGGATTATTTGAATGGCTATCTTGGGATTCTATTAGAAACAGGCCCGATGATTGGGAAGGTAGAGCGCAGATACAATATCCAGATGGACACATACCAAATAGGGGGAGATTTAACAATGCGGCAGGTTCATCGTATCAACTTATTTCTAATGGGTATAATACAAATTCTAACTACTTTATCCCTAGTGGAGATATAGATGCTACCTTTGGTAGAGTCACAATAGAAAATTGGAGTAATAATAACCTTAATAATAAAATATCTGGCGGTATTAATTATAATACTACCGAAATTAAAAGTGGGGCTTTCTTTACTCAAAGGGCACACTTAACGGGTATATGGGCAGGTGAATGTTTCCCTTTTTCTACTGACGAACACAACAAGAATATGTTTGCGCCTGTAAGAACGGCTAGTGGAAAACCTTTTTTAGTAGTGCAATCTAACAGGACTACTTACAATGCTCAGAATGATAAACCCACCATTGTTTATGATGGTGATTTAAATTCCAGATTAGATAACGATGTTTTTACTGCTAGGGTTTGTGTAAGGTCATTTAATGGTAGTGATTTTGCACATCCTATGGATTCTTCTACAAATAAATCACATATTTATCCTAGTCTTGAATTTAGAATAGGGTATGCAAAACCCGCAGACCCAATGCTAACAGAGTCGGGTTTTAGTGGCACCCCCGCTATACAATATACCCACGATTTTTATACGGGTGGTGGGGCTAACTTAGATTACGATTTCTACGGCGCAAAATATCTTGATAACAATACTAAGGTTGATATTAAGACAGAAGATATGTGGATAGATTTTGAGTTTGTTATTAATTACACCACAGGCAAATATAGAGTTTTTATTAATGGGGTAGAAGACAAAGCCAACGTTTATAACCTAGCAGGTAGCCCTACTGCCGGTTCTTTGTATGGTTGGGAAATGGACTTAAGACCTCAATTCTTTACTGCGGGTCAAAGAGATGATGGTGTAAACGCTAGTTATGCCCCAAAACAAACTACGCAATATCTTATGTTAGATAGGGTAGGGTTGGTTCACCACCTAAATGATTCTCCTATATTTGATAATCCAGACGATACAACAATTCATAGTTTAGAAGTGACTTTGCCTGCTAACGGTATTTCTAACGCTAGATTAAAGTTGTTTGATGATGCACAATACGAGGCTAATACAGATTCTTTTGGGAAGCAAACTTCTAGTTATTATTTAAATCTAAAGAAAGTCCTTACGGAAGGTAATGATTGGGAATTGTTAGTGTTTGGTGATGAAAATAGTTCCCATGTAGATAGACCTATTTGGCGTGGAGTATTATCAAATTTAAAGATAAAACAAAAAAATAATCAAGGTAGAGAAATAGAAATTTCAGCAGAAGATAGAATAAGTATGTTAGGTAAACAAATTCCTCTTTGGGAAGTAGGGCAAAAGGCTACATCAGACGAGGGAGACACATCGGCCTATTGGTTATATGACGCAAAAGGTTTTGGGAAGATAATGAATTTTGGCGCCAGAGAGTTAGAAATGCTTTCTAACAAACTAGGGTTTGATGTTGATGATGGCTACCAAGAGCAATCAGACCAAAGAACACAAATGGGTGCTTCTCACCCCATACAAATGTATAATAACGAAGATGAAAACGGGCCTAACTATGTAGAAAGATATTATGATGGTAAAGGTATTATTGGTTTTAGCCAAGAATATGTAAGTAATACATTAAACACTATTCTTTATTTTAACACTACTTCTGGGTATAGTGCCGGAGATAATATAACCATTAAACATAGTGGTTTTCACGATGGAACATACGCTATTGCTAGTGTAGATAACACAAGAAATACTGTCAATATTTTAGCCTCTAATTTAGCCTATTCGCCAGAAACGGCTAAAATTATTATGCTTACTAATTATGTTGTAGAACCTAATTTTGACTTTGAAGAATGGGGGTCTACTTATGATTCGACAACAGGACAATACGGAAAGAATGTTTGGGATTGGAATGTAAACGAAAGACAACACCCAAATACAAATGATGCTACTTCTGATTTTATGACTGTGGTATTTGATAGCGACCCCGGATTAAAGATAGGTGATGATTTCTATATTACTGCTGAAAAGAAATCTAGTAATAGCGCTTCGGAATTTACCGCACCTGTCGGGGTAAAACACGTTAAACATACTGTGAGAGAAATTGTGTCTGGAAGAAATTACTATCTTCAAAATAGAGTAGGGTATTCACCGGCACTTTCTCATAGCACCGCCTTTAATGAGAGCGGTGATTATTCATGGAATCATAAGTGGTATATTGTAAGAACATTTAGTGAAGTAGCAAACCCAGAATTACCTCAACATACGGGTGATAACGGAACGGCAACCGGAACATCATTCCATGTTGATAAAATAACAGAAAACCTTACTCCTGTAGCAAATAGCGGCGATGATAGATTCAAACTTAATGGAACATCAACAGTTATAGCAAAAATTGATGTTGGGGATTACTTATATCAAATGAGCGGGCAAAATGAAACTTGGGGCGCTATAGTAGTAGAAAAAATAGGCACTACGCAAATAAGAGTAGAAAACCAATGGAAGCCGGGTGGCGCAACAAACTCACAGGCTTTTAACATACGAAGAAGCAGACCTCTTAGACAGATAGGTTCCCCTACACAAAATAACAATGTTTGGTCTTATGATAAAGACGATAGGTGGACTTGGTGTAAAGATACAGGATTTACTACCCCTAATACTACCGGAACAACGGCGGCTCATAAGGCCATACACGCTACTTGGATGAGAGATTTGCCCCACTCTTTGTGGTTCCAATATCACTTCGGCCAAATTAATAAAAACCCCGTTAATAGTTGTGATGAGTTTGTTTCAAACACAGGGTTAGCATGGACAAAGATAAATCCTACAGAGCAAAGTAATAATGGTATTACAACGTCTACTACACAAGTGCCCATACCACAACATACGTTTAACGAATTAATTGCGGCGGGCAAATCAAGTGGTGTTGCCGAAATGATAAGCACAGATTCTAACGGTAATGTAGGAATTCCTTTTAGGTTTATATTTAGGGGTCTGGGTATAGAAACCACCACAACAACGGGCGGAAGTCTTACTACGAGTATAGGATATAATACCCATAAATATTATCTACAGGACTGTATGTATATTAGTCAGAAAATACCCACTACTCACAATCATTATATTAGAATAGAAAATTTTTCAAATGATTATAAGCACCTGTGGTTGTTGTGGTCTGATATGAGAAATAACGGTAAAGCAAACGCCGCCAACAATACAAGAAAAGTAAACTTTGGTTTTGCTCACCCCCTTATGGATAACTACACAGTAAAATTAGCCTTTATAGACCAAGTAAATGATGAAGGCTTCGCTGAAGTTTTCACAGAGTTAAAAATAGGTGAAGATATTGGTATGTGGAATATAGACCCAAGCACAGACCCAACGACAGGTATGCCATTCCATACTCCTGTTGATTGGGATGCCGCAACCAAAAACGTGACTATGCAATATCAAGGTAATAATAATTACCAATTTACTTTACCTACAGGCGTTTTGAAATCTGGCGATACTTTTACACTAAGAAATCTTCACCCCGGAACGCAATTAGAAGGTAAAACTTTTACAATTACTACCGGAACAAACGCTATAGTAAATCATGGTAATGGCTCTTCCACAGTATATGGAACATTAACAACGCCGCCAATGGCAAGACCAAGCGGCACTAATACCGCAGACAATTATGGTGGGACTACAATAAGCAAAGATGGTGGAACAATAGTCGGTAAAATAGTAGGAACGCCACTACTAGATTCTAAATATCAAAATTGGGGAGATAAGGGCGGCTCTTTAGTTATAATTGACTCTTCAAGATTCTTTAATCTTAACACAGGTAGTAATGGTGGTATGTCTGGTAGAGACGCAGGTGGTGAGACAAAATTAGAAGACTTTGTTGCTACTATTAGGGGCTATCCGGCTCTTATTGATAACTATTGGAATCAAATACTTACCACTTCTAAGAATACGGGAGATATATTCAGTAATCACCCAAATGAATTAAAACTAATTAACGATAGTGCTAGAGTTAATGGTAATATTTATGTCGGAGACACTTCTATACAATTAGAATCTACAGAAGAGTTTGGGGATGCAGGTTATGGTATAATACAAGCGTTGGGAGATGAGGCTACAAAAGCGAGTATACCACAAAAATTCTTTTTTCATTGGGGTTGTAAAAACCCCACAGAAAGAGAAGCGCATATACATAACACCGCAAACCATTCTTCTTCTAACGAGTTTTTAGTGCAATCGGGAACGGGCTTTACAAATGGGCCTACCGCATCTACATGGGAAACATGGGGAATAAAAGCGGGTATGGTGTGTCAGTCATCCTATAATGGTTTATATTACACGGTCACGAGAGTTATTAGTAATACAAGTTTAAAACTCCATAGAATACCTAGAGGATATACCGAATTAGTAGAGGGTGGGGATATAGATGCAAATTTAGGGCCGGAAAATACAGGAGAATCACTAACGTTTTCCCCACAATTAGGTAAAGTATATCTTACTTCTTTGGCAGAGTCGGAAGCGGGTAGCCAACAAAGAATAGAGACAATAGATAATAGTATACCGTCTACTCTAAGACTTACTTTCAATAGTGATAATCTAGCCGATATTTCAGAAAATGCAAACACAACGGCAGGCGGCTCTAACAAACACGCCGGGTTTTATTTCCTCTATGAAGATACAACATTTAAAGACGTAAGAGATTGGTGGTCGGCTTATTACGCAGAAACAGAAAATACTTATTTGGGAACAGGAGATTGGAGAAACAGTTTAAATGGTGGGACAGGTCATAACGCATCCTTACTAAATAGTTATCTTTTCAATAAAAAAAGACTAACTTTTATCTATAGAAAAACAGGCAATCAAGGAGATATAGATACGGGGTGGCAAAACACGAAATTCAAAACAACGGAACAGTATGGTTGGTATGGGTGGCCTAGAACGAGAACGCAACTTGGTGATGGGCCTGTTATTATCAATGTGTTAAAAGACAAAGACGGAAATTCTACAGAAAACACAGGAGTTTTAATTGCCTTCACTAACGGTTATAATGCTGATACTGTCACTACCTTTTCTGTTGATACAGTAAACCCGACCACTCAATTTACTCAAGGGGAGAAAGTATATGTTGAGGCGGGCGATAGTAGTATTGTTGAAGTAGGAACGATACAATCTATGACAGGAACAACTATTACTTTAACGGCTAATAATCTTGTAGCCCTACCAAATAATACACAACTAAGGCGAAATATACGAGAAAGCAAGGAAAATACCGCTTCTATTCTACATAAACTTATCAACGATAATTATTCTGATATATTTAGTGCTACATTAAATGCCAACCAAGTTGTAATTACAAGGAAAAACCCAGATTTATATGATACTCATAATGACCCCGGAGATTTTATCCCTTTCAAATTGGGCGTTTCTGATTATGGCGACCCGGATGACGAGTATGGGACTTATGGTGCAGGTCTTGAAGTGACATTGGCGGGAGTAGGAAACGTGATTGGTTTTACTGTAGGTATACCTTCTGAAAATAATAAGGTTCAGATAGGCGGCATAACTTACCAACAAGAAATAGCCCGTTTGTATACACAATCTATATTGGCGCAAGTTTCTGATACTGCCGAAGGGGATGTGGGTTATGGTTCAGAAGTAGAAATACATAAAAATAATTACCCTACTGTCTCAGCCCATAATTCTGTAGCGCCAGATTTCGCTCTAAGAATGATGATGTTTATTGGTGGGCAAGTAGAAGATAGAAACATAGGAACATTCTACGATAATGATAAATTTAGAGTCATGTGGAATGCCGGACTAATGAAGAGTTGGTTGCCACCCACAAATATTGCTACACCTATGGACATAAATAACGTGCCTATAACTAGAAACATGACTACAGATGGAACGACTACAAACTCAGATAGTTTTGGGGGTATAATAGATTCTAGGGGTAAGAATATCTACAACACTATAAAAGATATACACAAATCTTCTGGTGTAGGTATAAACAATACTATCAACACATTTAGTTTCCAATTAGGTAGAGATGGTAGGGTAGACTTTAGACCTAAATTTAATAGCGGTTTAATAATGAATAGAGACAGTCTAATGGTTAGCGAAATGGATAGTAGTATAACGTCTAAAATTAGTCATGTTAGGGTTTACTATAATGACAATGCCTCTTTCTACGACCACCCTACTACTTCTATGGAAGATACTACCAAGTGGAAAATATTTAAATTCCCCGCTATAAAAAATGCAAAAGAAGCGCAGGCCATAGCAGAATCGGAATACGCCACACTACAAAACTCAACACTTTCTATCCGAGCCAGACCTAAATTAGACATTAATGAAAAGGACAAGATGATACACAAAGGAAGATACGGTTATCTAGCAGACCCATACCTAGCAAATCAAGGGGTTAATGATACAGATGATTCTACAGACCATTTTAACAGTCACCAATGGACTAGAATAGGAACAGGTGGTGCGTTTATTAACGGTATGGTAAACGCTTTAGATGGAAGGCAAAATCAAGGAGATGATTCTCATAGATATGGGTCATCAGACAGACCTCACGCAGTAAATGATGTAAACGCAACGGATTACACAGAAAATTTCTTTTTCTATGGGGCTAACAGTCTATCTTATGCTCTCCAAGTAGTCCACATACCTAACGGGGCGCCTTTATCGGATGATGACGAAAATGATTTGAGGGTAATAATTAGTTTAAAGAATGGGCAGGGCACCTTCGCTAACGATAGCGCTACAGATGCCGATATAGAGGCGGCAGAGTTTACTGTGCATTTATTCCAATTCACCTTCTCCAATGGCAATACAGGAGATGCTAGGGCAAGAAGAAAGGGCGCAACACAGGTGGCTCATACCTCGGTAAATGTAAAGGGTAGTGGATTCTATGAGATTGAAATGCCTAACTATGCAGGTAAAAATATGGTTATTTCTGTAAACGCAGAATACCTAAGAGCGCTTCTAAGACATAGGTGCGGAAACCCCAATCAGTCTAACATACTCAAGAATGCTCACAGTATACCCAATACGGGTGGCAGTAGCCTGTCTTTAGATACAGGAAATGATGACTCTATATTCCCTCTGGGTATAAGACATTGGACTACGCAATCAAACGGTATGTATTCTGGTCTTAGGTCATTTTATTATGCACCTAGAATCCATGTCTGTCAAGACTTGGCTTATTGGCCGGGAACCTTCATCAAGTATACTGATGCGGGGCTTGGTCTTGACAACGAAACTTTAACTATAGAACAAGTAAAATGGCAAGTAAAGGCGGGCCAAGAGCCAATAATAAGTTTACTATTAGAAAAAGATTTATCTTTTAGGGCTAAAAATATTTTGGGAAGTATTTTGCCCGGTGGCCCAGACTACGGTGAAACTAGCCACAGTATAGGTGCTTACGTCACTCCCTCTCAAGAGCCATCAGATAATGCGGGCGCAAATACTTTACCGGGCGCAGGCACCAACCCACCCAACGCACCGCCAAGTTTTAGTTATACAGAAGAAGACCAAAACGTATCACAAGCAATAAACCAACAGGGATTCCAACATCAAATACCCAACGATGGTGGGAGTAATGTTGGTGGTGGTTATAACGATAACACAGGGCAAGGGTCTGGTCACAATAGCGGCGGCTCTACTATTAATCAAATAGGTAGTGGTGCTTATGCTAATATTAGGGGGCATGGGGATATGTTGATGGATAACATAAGTAGTCAAGGTCAATGGTCTATACTAGGTCAGAGAAAGCCCGCACCTACACCTAAGAGCATAAGGGGCGCAGACGCACCAATAGATATGAAACCCGTTGGTGGAACGGCTTGTAATACAGACGATGGTTATTCTTTACCGGGCAAAGGAACGTCTTCGTCTGAGGGTGGCTACCAAGATAACAACGCTATCTCTGGTGAAATTATTATTCCCCCAGATATTATGGGTGACGAAATAGAATTGTGGGGAGAAGTAAGTCACGCTATAGGCTCTTTAGATAATACTAACGCTACCATAACTACAACGATTACTTGTAATGGTATACAAGATTCTCACACGCAAACAATAAGGAGTAATACTAGCAATTCTCGTGTTTCTTTACTCCCTAGAAGAAACTTAAGTGGTTTGGCTACAAGCGGAAACAGAGTTAAAATAAGAGTAGAAAGAACAAGTCACTCTAGTAATGACTCAGACTACAGTAGCGTTATTATACACAACGTAAACGTTGGATTAAATAGAGCGGTTTCTACTGCGCCTAACGCAACAAATAGTTTTGTCGCTAATCAATAAATTTATCTCTTAGGGCTAATATTTTTTTGGCTTTGGTTCTACCTATCCCCTTTACTTCCATTAGAGATTTTTGAGTTTGTCTACTGTGCAAAACTTTTGGGAGAGAACCAAAGTGTTGTAGTAAATCTACTGCCATAGCGGGAGTCACACCCGATATAGAAGAAAGCACCGCAACCCTATCATCGCTTGGTTTACTATTTTCCTTTCTTACGAAGTCTGGAAGTCTATTTATCTGGGCGCCGCCATCCATCATCATTTGTGTATGGTTTATGATAAGCCAATCTACAAACTCTTCCATGCTCTGTAATTCCATGTATTTTATTTTTGGGAAGCGCTGATAAAAAGTCAGTTTAAATCTGGAAATAACTTTTTTCATTTTACTCATTTCGATTGCCATTTTTTGTCTGTTAGCATAGCCGGGAACATAGGGCTTAAGTTTAGTGCCGTAGACAACCAACATAGGGTTCTCCCAATTTTCTTCCAAGTCCCTTAATTGGTCTACTATAGTCCTTGTTCTACCGCTACCAATTATACTGCGGTAGAGGTCATTGATTTCTTTAGCCTCTATTCCCCATTGGCCCATGCCATAGTCAGCACTAACCATGCGCTTTACTTTAGCCTTGCCATTTTTATTGTCTTGCGACCAATCGCCTAGCCTCATCAGTATTTTATTCACGACTTTGGGGTTTTCTCTATCGTCTATTAGTAGCACAAATACTTGTGAACCTGTAGCATATTTAAGTAGTTATATGATGCAACCGTCATCTCCACAACAAGATACTATCTTAGTGTGGCAATTTAGACAAGCGGATGAACCATGCACTTCTATAAATCCCTTATCGCTAAAACAAAGCGGGCATCTAACTTTCTTCTGTGTCATTGTCATATTTATCATTCTCCTGTTCCGTGTAGCCAACAGGAATCATTACAAAGGTTTCTTGCTTTGAACCAATTAGCCGAGGGAGTGCGAGCGTATTTTAGAAGAGACATTACTTGACTTTTAGTAGTTTGCCTATTGTAATCACGCCACCCCAGAGTAGAGATAAATTCTGTTATCTCTTCCCCTATTTGGGCCGTCTCTTCTGCGTTGAAATTGTCTGGTGGGGCAAACCACCTAAGATTGTCTGCTAGATAGAGTGCTAGTGCTACTCTTATCTCGTGCTTAGGGTTCTCGTGCTTGATGGCCTTTGCTAGACAAGGGGGGATAGGCACTTGATTCATCGTGCTTATCTCACCATCGAATGGTTCTAGGCTAGGCTCTTGGATTTCAAGAGCGGGGTTATCAGCAATCCACCTAACTATATTAAAATTAGAGGGTCTTTTTTCTCCCCTAAATGGGTCATTTTTCTTTAACTCCTTCTTGGGTTCTTTAGGGATTGTATAAGTCAATGGGCTTTCTTTGAATTTATCCACATCAATATTTACTGCCCACTTACCACGAGCCACATTAAATGTGTCTGGAACCCTTGTAAGTTTTTGGGGGTTTCCTACCCCATCTAAAGTCACAAGCCCTTTGGCTTTTTGTGTCTGGTATCGTGTGATGTGTCGTGCTATTGCTTGTCCCTTTACGGGCTTCTCAAATATCTCATGCACATGGAAGCCACGACCCGTAGCAACCACCCTCACATCTCCATTTAATTTAGAGAGTAAAGTAGCAACGTCTTTTTTTACTTGTTCTATTCCATGCGTAGGTGTAGTGTCAAAGTCCCACCATGCTCTATCTATGATTACTGATTCTGGGTCATATTTCCAAGCCTTAGTAGGGTGCCTTCTCTCGTAGGAATACAATGAAGTATAGATGGATGCTTTACCGTTTAATTTTCTTACATACTCGTCAAACTTTTCCCTAGTATCACAAGGTCTACGCCTAAGACCCATCTCTCTAGGGAATAACATACTATCACTCTGGTAAAACTATTGTCTGTTGATAACCGCAAGCGCAACCCGCTACGGTAATCATCTCTGGCTTATCTCCTTGACGGCCGGTAAGCCTAACCACATCTTCATATCCTTCCCACATATCATCTGCACCACAACTTTCGCATTTAATCATTTTTTCTATTGCCATGTCTCCACATCTCCCGTTAATTCAGATTCACAATTTAAGTGAAAGTCACACCATACAGGACAAAAATATTCGTTCCAATTCATGGGGTAATTCTGGGAATTGAGAGATTCTATGGTGTCATATAAATTGTTCTCAAAGGCATTAATAGACCTGTTAAGTATAGGCTCTAAAAGAGCGAAACCACCTTCGCTACCAAGCCACATTGTCTTTCCTCTCTTTTTATACTCGTCTAAAAGTTTGTCTCCTTCTACTACTTCGTAGTCGGGCGAGAGATACAGGAAGTGTGTTATTTCATCATAACCCATTAGTTTCAAAAGACGGCTATAATAAACCAATTCTTTTCTCGTTCTACCTAACTTCCCCATATTCATTTTTCCTGTCTTCAATTCGACAAGTATCAATCCGCCCTGTGGATGACGAATAACACCGTCAATCATACCAACCCATACTATAGGGAGTATTCCACTTTCTAATTTCAATTCCTCATAGACTTGGTGTTTTATTTCTGCCTCTACAACATCAAAACCACCTAAGTCTGCGGCGATAGAATGTAGTAATTGTTGTAATGAAACCGCACCGTCATCTTCATCTAATTGTTCTGCTTCTAGGAATCTTATCATGTCATCTGGTTCACCTAAGATGCCATGTTCCATAGCAGAGTGTATGAGGCTTCCCCTAATAGCCGCCTCTGTTGGTGGGGGGCTAGGAACATCTGCCACATAGCGCCAATAGAATTGTCTAGGGCACATCTTGTAAGTCATAAAGGATGACTTACTTACCCTTAAGACAGGGCCACCGGGTCTGTAAGATGAGGCTTTAGTTTGTGCCTCTGTTGCCGCAGGGCACATCACTCTTCCTCGGTCTTTCCGTTATCCCATTGGTCTATAGTCATCTGGCCTTCTGGTGCCACATTAGACCCACACTTAGGACAAGTAGTATCTTTCGGTATTGCTTTTAGAAGTGGTTGGAATAGCACCTGTCCACAGGCACCACACGCCGTTTCCTCTAGTAAGTCAAACTCTTTCAATAGTCCGTATAGTAATCCATTTATTCTAGCCAAATCTGCCGATACTGCATCTATCAGATTATCTACCTTACTATCAATTTGCTTTGTCGTTAGTTTTCCACTTAGTCTTCTGCTTCTTCCCATAATTACTACCCCTACCGTCTCCGCATATAAACTATAGCCAAGACATATTGCCTAGACCTTCAAGAGTGTTGTGTAATGGTTGCATAGACCACCCTACCATCTCATAGTATGGTGATACCTTGTCTACAATAAATCGCTTACACATTACTTTAAAGCCTATATCTATATGGCCTATATCTTCTGGTTCATCGAACCCGATATACTTTCCGTTAGTATCTAACAACACACGGAAGTATGAGCCTTTACTATAACCCTTACCTAGAAACTCATTAGCCCAAGCCGCCGCCGCAGAATTACCGGACAACACTTTGTATTCACTAAGGTTCTTCTCTAGTTTACCCTTCATAGATAATTCTAGTAGTGGGTAGTCTCCATTTAAAATAGTGCTTATAGTCTCTTGTAGAGTGTTGGTTATTTCTTCTTCCTCTTTATTGGCAAGTATTCCCTCTATAGTAGTGGTCATACATTCCTTCATCACAGGTGGCATACGGGATTGTTTCAATTCTATACCCTTAACATAAAGTGTGGGTTCATGGGTTCTTCCATCAGTCCAAGTGACCCTACCCGCATACCTGTTTTTAGCGAGTAAAATCATGCTTGAACACCACTTCTCAAACTCGACCTCGATAGGGGCCATTTGCGTGTTGATAGAGGCCACTAATTTCTCTCCGGTGGTCGGACTACCTATTTCACAAAAGACGCTATCTGTGTGGCCGTAAAGCACCTTAGAACCGGCATTCTCAGCGAGCGTCTTGAGAGTGTTTAGAGTTTGTCTTGAAGTATGGGTAATTGCGGCCGCAATTTCTGGGTGATATAGCCCGTATTTTGCGTCACCTGCGACCCCATACATAGATGCTACTAGGGACTTACAAGCAAACTGCATGGTGTCCCATCTATCGTAGTTATCTGGGTCATCTTTCATTAAAGTCTTGAACCTGTTTCTTAGGTTAGTCATGTTATCCATTTGTCTAACAAGAAGCCCTTTGTTTCCGATGGAAAATGTAGTGCCATTACCACAGTCCTGTCCTTGAGAATCTAGTGTGTCCCAAGAAATATTGTAAAGGTCTGCGTTGCTATGATACATCGCTTTAATGTCTAAAATACCTACCTTTTCATGGACTCCGGGTTCGACTTCCATAACGTCTGCGCCTTGATAGTCCACCTTACCAAACTGTGGTTTAGTGGGTATTCTTGCCTCAAACTGTGGGTCGGTAAGTGCTAGTGTTGTAAACATTTTAGTGATAAAAGGAGTGGAACGTATGTCGCATTGGACTAGGTGTTGTAAAGCCAAATAGTATTTTATGGCATTTACTTTACTGTCTAATAATGGCAAGAGTCTTACGTCTTGTCGGCAATAGTGAATGTAAAGTGGCAAGTCAGTATGATAGGTATTGTGCCCGTCTGGTAATTCTACCTTCTTCTGCTTGAGCGCTTCCCAAGCAACATCATCTAATTTCTTAGAGGGAAGTTTACCGTTCTTTAACTCCCATAGTTTTGTGAATGCTACCATCAAGTCTATACAAAGCCTGCCATCTATGGGTTGTTCCCAATCCTTGAATGAGTATCTTATGCCTCTTGTGGGTGACATTCTGGAAGCAGAGAGATTGTGAACCCGACACCTTTCTATAATAGTCTTAATATCAGCGCCGACAACATACCATCCGGTTATCACATCGGGGTCTTGTAAGTCCATGTGACTTAAGAAACTATCAAGCATCTCTCTTTCCGAGGGGAATGCCTTAGCGGGCGTCTCATAGTCATAATCCCCTAGTTTATTGAGTAAAACTGTCTCTTCCCTCTCCTTGTCTACAAACCAAATATACTCTTTATTTGTATACGAGTCGTAGACTATCATTACAGTAAGAGCGTTGGTTATGGGGTTCCACTCACAATCAAGATACCATACTCTATGGTCATAATTCTTGAAGGGCTTCTTACCCTCATTGATTCTATCAATCAAGACCCTGTTAGGGTAAGGTATGTTTGCTTCCCATGTTTGTATGTGGGGATGCTCTTGTTTGAATTCAAAAATATCGTTGGGGTCTGCTACTACAATCTTCACCAAGTCTTCTCCATAGACGCCTTTGTAGCCCCTCTCTTTCCTCACGGCATGGCATAAGTAGGAATCTTCCTGTTTAACGAAAAAGTAGGGCCAATAACCATTTATCTGTTCCTCTACTCTAGCCCCATCTTCATTACGAGAACGGACAAGGACACTTCTGCCTCTGCCCTTAGTGACTATCATTATCTCACCTGTGATTTCCTCTGGGTCGTGTCGGTATATTATGTTTGGTGAGCCATTGGTTTACTGCCGCCGGACTAATACCAAACTCTCTGCCTATGTCAGCCATGCTTCTCTCTTGTCCCACATATTCATCGTGCAACCATACAGGGTCACGGTATTTTTTTGGCTTGGTATTATCTATAAGGGTAAATCTTACTGTGTATTGGGAGTCTGATGCTATCGCATCTCCCTCTACCCCTAATTCAATCATCTTTCTAAGCGTCTCACTTACGTCATTT